TGGGTATGTGATAGATAAAGAAGGATTACAAAAGGCGTTTGATGAAATTTTAGAGGAATGGGTATAATAAATTAATGAGCGCGCTTATATTTCGGTATGAGCGCGCTTTTATTTTATGTGCGCGCTTGAATATCCGTATGATCCTGTTTAACAGCAAAAAAACAGTAACAGAAATCATGGCAAGGTTGAATTCCTTATAAAATGAATCTATAATAATCAGGCAAAAATTAAATATCATGCTTGCATGGGGAGTAAACAATGCCGAGAAAACCAATCGAGATTACACAAGAATTTATCAACGAGTTTTGTAAATACATACAAGAGGGTAATTACATAGAAACAGTATGCGATTTAATGCAGATAAGTAAAGATACGGTTTACAGATGGTTAAAATTAGGAGGCAAGGGGAATCCGAAATATAAACCGTTTTCTGACGCAGTAAAGAAATCAATGGCAGAATCGGAAAGATTTTTATTAGCAGTTTTGGCAAGAGCGGCTGAAAAAGGACAATGGCTATCTGCGGCATGGAGATTAGAGCGAAGATTCCCTAAGCGTTGGGGGCATGGGCCCAAAGAGGATATAGGCATGCTAACCGGTGACAAGATTAAGGTTGTGTGGGTATCGGATAGAGACGTGATTGAAGATGAAATGGAGGGACTGGATGGGAATCCAGATACTACAGAAGTTCATCCCGCTGATTAGGCCGAAGCGATTTAAAATCGCATACGGCGGCCGTGGCGGGGGAAGGAGCTGGAATATAGCGAGGATCTTGTTGATAAAGGGAATCGAGAAACCATTATTGATATTGTGTACAAGACAGTATCAAATAAGTATAAACAATTCGGTGTATCGGTTGCTTGTTGAGCAGATCGGTAGAATGGGGTTGTACCGGTATTATTACATATCGAAAAGCCAGATACTCGGATATAATGGCACAAGGTTTATATTTCGGGGGTTGCAGAACCCGGCGGAAATAAAGTCGCTGGAAGGCGTTGATATTTGCTGGGTAGAAGAGGCGGAGAATGTAACGGCGGACTCGTGGGATTATTTGATACCGACGATCCGGAAAGAGGGTAGCGAAATATGGATTTCGTTTAACCCGGATAGTGAGGATGGGGAAACATATAAGCGGTTTATCAAGAATTTTGATCCGGTGACAATGTGCCGGGTTTACACAACGTATAAGGATAACCCGTTTATTGCGAAACTGATCATCGAGCAGGCGGAAAAGGATAAGAGGAATGATATTGAAAAGTATGAATGGATATGGCTAGGGAAGCCGAGGAAGCACAACGAGGCGCAAGTGTTCAAGGGCAAATGGGAGGTACAACGGTTCGCTTCGCCGAAAGGGGTTCGGTATTTTTATGGTGTGGACTGGGGGTTTGCGAATGATCCGACGGTGCTGATCCGATGTTTTGTCCAGGATGAGAGATTGTATATTGATCATGAAGCCTATGGGACAGGGGTGGAATTGGATGAATTAAGAGAAATGTTTAGTATTGTGCCGTTGGAGGCGGCGGTAATTTATGCTGATCCATCTAGGCCTGAAACAATTAGTTATTTGAAGAAACAAGGTTTGAATATATATCCAGCGGATAGCTGGAAGAATAGCGTACAGGATGGAATTGAATTTCTAAAATCATTTCAGAAAATTGTAATTCATGAACGATGCCAGCATACGATTAATGAGTTCCGAAATTACAGTTATAAAGTTGACCCGAAAACAAATGAAGTATTGCCGGTATTGATAGATGCTTATAATCACTGTATTGATGCGTTGCGGTATGCAATATGCAAGTTGATAAAAAGCGAAAAAGAGCCTAAAATACGGATGCTGTAGTGCCTACGCAAGGGGGTAGGTAGTGAAGATTAAAAACATATTGAATATGTTCAAAAAGAAAGGAGGCGAGATCCCGATTAATGCGCCGTATATAAAGTCGGTATTTGCGGTTAGTAATGAGAACGAGGTGCGGGATGCGTATTCACAGGTTGTTGCGTTAGCGGCGGCGGTAAGGAGTAAGGCTAGAAACATTTCGAGAGTGCCGTTCAGGATATGGACAAATGATGATAGAGAGATAGAGATAACGGCAGATTCTAGTCATCCATTAACAAATCTGTTCGAAGACGTGAATCCGTACTATTCGAAGTATGAGCTATGGGAAGCGATTGTAACCTGTTTAGAGTTGTACGGGGAGGCATTTGTCATAAAAGATCGAGAGGAGGTAGACGGTATACCGGTTTATTTATGGCCGCAGTCACCGAAGTTGTTTACCGAGAAGGTGTACCGTGGCAGGTTGGTAGCGTGGGAATATCGCAACGATGATCAGATAATGTACCTATATCCGGATCAGGTGATATATTTCAAGTATTATAATCCATATAATTACTATCGGGGATTGTCGCCGATCAGTGTGTTGCAGGACACGATAGACTTGGACTATGTGGCAACGCAGTATAACAAGCGATTTTTTAAGAATGACGGGTTACCGGGGGCGGTATTTGAGACGGAACAATCGCTGACGGATGAAAAATATAATCGATTGAAGGACCAATTGATTGAGAGCTATAGGGGATGGCAGAACGCACATAGAGCGATTTTGCTGGATGGCGGGGTAACGGTTAAGGATATTGGCCGTTCGATTAAGGATATGCAGTTTTTAGAGTTGAAGAAGTTCACACGGGAAGATATTGCAATGATCACCGGAGTGCCAAAGGCTGAGTTGCAGTTGTATGAAGACTTGAATTATGCAACGGCAAAAACGGCTGATATGAATTATTGGAAGAAAACACTGATACCGTTAATGACGTTGATTCAAGATAAGATTAATACTAATTTTCTTAAACCGTTAGGTTATTGGGGGGAATTCGATATCGATAGTACGGGGATATTAATCGAGGACGTTATTCAGAAAGCTGATGCGGCGATGAAGTATTTCAATATGGGCGTGCCGTTTAATGTTATCAACGAACGGTTTAGCCTTGGATTCCCGGAGGTAGAAGAAACACAGCAAGGGCCGGGGGATGAGGGAAAAGGGAAGGAAGGAATTGGTAAGAAGCTGATAGGCGAGAAGCGGTTGATGAGAATATCGGAAGCGATCAGAGGAGAAAAGTGGAGGAATATTGTAAACCGTACCTATCCATTATTAGCTATAGCAAATAAGAAAATTAAAAATTATTTCTGGGCTGTAGAGCAGTCGTTGATTAAGGGGATTGTGAAAGAGATTAAAAACATGCAGGTGAAGGCGGCTGGGGAGGAATTGTCGGATGCGGAGTTGGAAGCGATTGCAAGGGTTATTGACAAGGCGTTTGATGATCAGAAATTGACTAAAACGATGGGCGATGTGATTAAGGATGCCTTAAAGCTAGGGTTTAGATCGGAAGATTTCCCGAACGAGAAAATCATGGCGATTATGGCAAGGCGGATGAACAAGATAAAAGGAATCAATAAAACGGGCCGTGAAAGGGTGAAAGAGGTATTGTATCGAACGTTAGCATTAGCGATGAATCAGGGGGTAGCGGAAGATGTGAGGGCCGAAATGGTATTAGAGGCGATACGAGATGAGATGAAGGTAACGTATGGACGAGCGAGAACAATTGCAAGAACGGAAGTGCACGGGGCGTTTAACGAGGGGCAGTTCGAGAAAACGAAATCGTTAGGAGCGAAGAAGATCATGTGGTTGACCGCACGAGATGACAGAGTAAGAGATACGCATGAAGAATTGGATGGTATGGTAAGAGAAGTTGGAGAGCCGTTCCCGAACGGGTTGTTGTATCCGATGGATCCTAACGGGAAAGCGGAAGAGGTGATAAATTGCCGGTGTACGTTTATTGAATTTTTTGACGAAGAATAAGGAGGGGGATATGGCTGATATTAACATGAAAACAATCAATGGTAAGTTTAAGGCGGAAGGGAAGAAGTATCAGATACTTGCGTCGACGGCTGATGTTGATAGAGACAATGAGATTATATTGCCGTCGGCATTTAAAAATCTAGATACATATTTAAAAACAAACCCGGTGATTTTGCTTGGGCATGAATACCGAGGGTTACCGATCGGAAAGGCGGTAGATGGGAAGATCACCGATAAGGCGCTGATACTGGAGATTGAATTTGCAGATACGGAGATAGGTAATGAAGTTAAGTATTTATACGAAAATGGATTTATGAATGCGTTTTCGGTTGGGTTTATACCGAAAAGCTGGGAAATGCAAGAGAATGAAAGAGGCCCTGTGAGAGTTTATACAGAGGTTGAATTGTTAGAGGTAAGTGCGGTAACATTACCAGCAAATCAATTCGCATTAATGTTGAGGCAGGCTGAAAATGGATTTGGTAAAAAGCTTGAGCAGATAGCGAAAGCTTGCAATGTCGGTCAAAAGGTTGAAGGTGCCGATCGTGCCAAAAGTGGCAAAGTGACGGCAAATAAGGCAACCGTGATTGATCGAAAGGGCAAGATAAAGCTATTTGCGGCAAGAGTAAAATAGTTTCCATAAAGGAGGGGAAAACTATGGATAAAATTGAATTATTGAAAGCGCTAATCGCTAAAGAGACTGATGAAAAAGAGCTGGAAAAACTGAATGATCAGTTGATTGAGGCGATCAGGGAACAGGAACGAGAAAAAGTGAAAAAGGAGCTAGAAGAAAAGCTAGCGCAAGAGAAGGCGAAGCTTGAAGCCGAAAAAAAGGAGCTGGAGATTAAGAGCAAGCAAGCGAATGCGGATCATGGATTTGCCGCCGGCAAAATCATTGTGGGGCCCGGTGAATATAAAGGATATAGTCTGCGTGCGGTGATGGATTCGGCCAGACGCAAGATGGCAGAATCGCCCTACCTGAAAAAGCTAGTGCCGAAGATCGATTCGAGAGGTGAAGCCTTCGAGCGTGTGGCGAAGATGTTTGTGGATATTTATGATAGCGCCGTGAAGTCGCCTGCCGGGTTGATTACAAAAGCTCCGATGGCCGAAGGGACAGGTTCGCTTGGAGGTTATTTAGTGCCGACCGAGGAACGGATGGAGTTATTGAGCTACATTCGGGAAGTATCCTTGGCGATGCAGTATTGTACGCATGTCCCGATGAGTACGGATTCCATGACATTGCCTAGAGAGCTAAATAAAGTGAGCGTAGTGTTCACGGGAGAAGGGACACAGGCTACAGAAAGTGATCCGACTTTCGATCAAGTAACACTGACGGCTACAAGGCTGGATGCGTATTCGGTTGCGTCTAATGAATTGATTCAGGATACGCAGATCCCCGGCGGAATCGTTGGCGTATTGATGAGCCAGTTCATCGAGGCAATCGGACAGAAAATTGATTCGGCAGTATTTATAGGAACAGGTAGCCCGGTATCGGGAGTATTCTTGAGTGCAGGAGTATCACAGGTGTTTAATACCGGATCTACCGCATTCAGTGCGCTGACCGAAGCGGATTTGCGAGCGATTATCGGGAAGATTCCCGCATCGAGGCTGGGCAATGCTAGATGGTATATCCATCGAAGTCCGTTGTGGACTTATGTATATGGTCTAAAGGATTCGCAGAATAGGCCGTTGTTCATACCTTCAATGACCGAGGGGGCACCGCACATGCTATACGGGTATCCGGTGGAGCAACCCGAACAAGCACCGTCGACAAGCGGAGCAGGGACCGGGTTTATCGTGTTCGGTGATTTGAGAGGCTTCTATATCGGGGATCGGTTGACGAATATATCGCTATTCGTTGATCCGTATTCCAAGAGCACTTACTACCAGACGCTGTTCCTGATGTTTACCCGGTGGGGGTTCGCGCATGCGCTCCCCGGATATTACGGAAGGATCGTAACGGCGGCTAGTTAATGGATGATCGATATATAGGTGGCCTTCGGGCCACCTTTTGGTTAGACATGATTTATCCGGAGGAGCGGCTCGAAGAGAAGGTTGTAAAACCGGAAACTATGATTGAAGAGAAGATATATGAAAAACAAATTGTGAAGCGGAGGGGGAGAAAGCCGAAGTGGTGGCATGAAAAATACGGGGGGTAAATGCGGTTCTATTGGGCAAGCATGCTTAATCAGGTTGGTATTGGATTTGGGTACTCGAATCATCAGCGGCAATTGCGGAAGGCGTTGGAGGGGATAGGGATTGAGATTGTAGATGAGCCTGGAGGCGCTGATATTGCAGTGTCAATTGTGCCAGCGGGGAACTATGTTCGAGTTGAGGGGAAATATAACGTACTATATACGATGTATGAGGCGGTGGATTTACCGCCGAAGTGGATACCGAAGCTTAATGAGGCTGATTTAATTGTAGTGCCGTGCCGGCATAATAAGAGATTGTTTGAGCGGTACACGAAAAAGCCGATCGAGGTTTGTTGGGAAGGCGTAGAGGTTGATAAGTTCGTGTTTAAGAGACGGGCTTTCCCGGTGGCGGGAGAGCCTTTTGTGTATTTATGGTTTGGTGCGAGCAATGAGCGGAAAGGATATAAACACATGATCGTTGCTTGGCAGAGATTCTGTGAGCGGAATAAGGAGATAGCGAACGGGTGTTTGTTGGTAATGAAAACCACACAAACGGCTGAAGGGTTGGAGCGGGTTGTCGGATACGATGCGATGGGGAATGAAATCAAGAAAGTGCTACCGAAGGAGCGGGTTGTAAGATATCAGAATGTGATTTTTGATTCACGGGTGTTGCCGGTAATGAGTGACGGAAAAGTACCTGGGCTAGTGAATATGTATCATGATGCGCATTGTTTTGTATTTCCGACTATGGGTGAGGGGTTCGGACTAACACTTGCGGAAGCGATGGCAACCGGGTTGCCATGTATTTATACAAACTGGAGTGGACCGGTGGATATATTGAGTGAAAAAGAAGGGTATCCGGTAAAGTGGAAGTTAGTTCCGATAGATACGTTAACGCCGCTAGCAAATGGAGATAGTATAGTTGAGTTGCATACGTATGCGGCAAGTTGTGATATTGATCATTTAGTGCGAAGGATGGAACAGGTATATTATGATTATGAAACAGCGGTAAAAAAGGGTGAGTTGGCGGCAGAAAGAATACGAAGGTATTTCACATGGGAGTTGTCGGCAAGATCATTTGTCGGTATTATACAAAAATATGTGGGAGGCGATTAATGGATGCGAAGTTGACAATTACAACGATGTGTGGGGCCCGGTGTAAAACGTGCCCGGTTTGGAAACTGAAAAAGGTTTATGCGAAATTAAGCGATTTTAAGAAGATTTGGCAGATAGTGAATAATTCCGGGACGGTTGACCGGATATTGTTAAACGGTATCGGGGACATGTACATGCACCCGGATCATGTGAAGATGTTCCAGATAATCGAGAGAACGAAAAAGAAGCCGGTGATCATGACAACGAATGCGTATGGGATGGATTATGTACCGAAAATTGATAAGATAATTATATCGTTTAACGGCGGGACAAAAGAAAAATACGAAGAAACAACCGGGTTGCCGTTTGAGAAGGTGGTGCAGAACATAAAGAAGCATTATGACGAGTTGGCAAGAGCGAATGCGGAAATACATTGTTTGATTTGTAAGTTGAATGAAGGCACGGAAGAGGGGTTGTTGAAGATATTCGGAGATTTCCCGGGGAGGATACGGGTATCGTATAAGTGTGAAAATCAGATGCAGGAAGACTTGACGGTTGATCGGTATAAAGAACATATACGGATACCGTGTGATTATCTAGCAATGTTGATCGTATGGCCGGATGGAACGTTATCGAGTTGCAATCATGATTTCTGGGTTGAAAATAATTGGGGTAATTTAATCGAATATGGGAGTGTGGAAAGAGCGATGACGAATCCGGATAGAAAAAAGTTAATGGAGGCGCACCTTAATCGAGAATATCCGGGGTTATGTAAGAAGTGCAATTATAATACGCCGATTGTCGGCAGGATAATATATATCAAATGAAGGAGGTGGTGGTATGGCGGTGTTGTCGTTAAGCGATATAAAAACGCACGTAGGAATAGAGATAACAGATACGAGTTATGATGCGGTGCTAACGCTGATCGGTGGGGCGGTGGAAGGGTTTGCTGAAAAGTACTTGGATCGATATTTAGCGAAAGCGGATTATGAAGAATTGCATGTAACGTCGATAGGAAGTATATGGCTACACAATACGCCAATTGCCTCGATAACATCGGTAAAAATAGGGACAACGGCGAAAGAAGAAGAGATGGAAACGGTTGATAGTGGAGATTATATGATTAACGAGACAACGGGGCATTTAACGATTTTTGATTATATGCAAGGAGTGCCTTCGTTTGTGCTGGTATCGTATAATGGTGGGTATACAGCGTTGCCGGATGACCTAAAATTTGCACTGCTGGAACAAATAAAATATTGGTTTGGGTTATATAAGTCTGGGTCGGAAGCTGTGACGCAAGTCAACGTGCTTGGCACGAGTATACAGATTGCGAAGCCGGATGATTGGTTGCCGTTTGTGAAATCGATTTTGCAGAAGTATCGGAGAATATCGCATGGGTAAAATCACAGATATGGATATAAATGAATTGAAGAGGAAGTTGGCTTGGGCGGTAGAGAGGGGATGTAGGATTGCGCGGAATGAGATTGTTCATAAACACCTTTCGGGACCGAAGATGCCAAGAGGCGTAGGGGATGATTGGGAGGCAACGTTGCAACCACAATCGGGGTATTTACGAGGAGCAATTAAAACAAAAACAAGCGAATCGGCTACCGGAATTGTAGGTGAAATATATGTGGCAAATGTGGAGTATGCGTTGATTCATGAAACGGGCGGTACGAAGCTGATGCCGGGGAGGGGAATGGTGAAGATACCGAGGCGTCCGTATATGAAGCCGTCGCTTATCGTGAAAGCAGATGAGGTGGTGAAGCTGATCGATCGGTCGATCAGGGAGGCGTTTAAATGAGTAATACGGTAGAGTTTGAGATAATTAGTTCGCTGAAGACGGCGTTGTCTAATATTACGGCTATTAAATATGTGACGGATGAACTGACGGTGTGGCAGGGGATTCCTGAGAATAAATTGCCGGCGATATATGTTTCGGTTGATTCGATAGAGAGGCAACCAGTTTCGTTCGGATTGGTGAAGAATATAATTAAGATAGTATTGTTAATAGCGATCGGGGGGAAGGATAGCACTGTTTTGAATAGTAGTTACAATACGGTAATACCAAAGATTATTGAAGTGATAAATGATTTGCATAAGACTGTGCTGAATGTGGAGTCGGCAAGTATAGAGAATGTACAACGGGTGATTGACTCGCAGAGCCGATATGCGTTGGTTGAAACGAGGGTAACAATTAGCTACAATAGTAGCACGATATAGAAGAAGGAGGTAAAAGAAATGGCGGCGAAACCTTTACGAGGAATCGATGGGGTGTTTAAGGTGAAGAAGGGGGGTTCGTATACGGAGGTTGCGTATACGGATAGCTGGAGCATACCGTTTTCGGTAGATACACAGGAAATCACAAAACTGAACGCGACGGCGAAGGAGTACATTCGAGGATTATCGGGGGCAACGTTGTCTGCGAGTGGAACGCTGATCTGGGATGATACAGCACAGCAATTACTGATCCAGCAGTTCATGGATATTAACAACGATGGTTCAACGTCCAGCGTGATGACCGGGAGCTTGCAGTTTACTGGAGTGCTACAGCAGGGTGATGCGGGGGCGAGTGATCCATTGCTCAAAAAAGATATTGAGGTGCAATGTGATGTGATACCAACGGGGTTCTCGATTGAGACGAGCGCTGGGGGAACGCCGAAATGGAAGTTTGACGGAACGGTGACAGGTTCGGTAGTATTTAAGATCACAACTAAAACCTGAGCTGGAGGGTAATAGATGAAAGTTGTACTTGCAACGAGTGGTATGTATGAGCCGAAGTTCAACGGGAATCGTGAGTTGCCGGAGAATGAGCGAATAAAGGTGTACCACCGATACCTGACGTATGCGGAAAGAAATAAATTTGTATATACGAAACCGTTGCGGATCGGAAGAGATGGGGAGATTGGTGATATAGAATATGTGCAGGATGCCGAGGGGATCGCACGGGCAATAATCACAAAGATTGAGAACCTAGTGATTGAGTGTGATGGTAAACAGTATGAAATTAAAACGGCAAAAGAATTGTATGAAAACCCGTATGTACCGACGGAGTTGGTATCGGAGATACAGGCGTACTGTTTGACGGCGACGCCAGAGGTGCAGAAAAACCCTACGGTATAGCGTTCTATTTGCACCTATTGTCGACGGAGTATCGGTATTACAAAGGGAGTAAATATGACCGACCGGGGAGGAAGATGGTGGTGGCAGGTGTCGATATAGAACGCTCGAAGATTCCGGAACTATATCCTGATGACTATGATGAGTATGTGAAGATATGGAAGACGTGGCGGGCATTGGGTGTGTTACCGTTTGGTGGGGGGTGGGCAGAGCAACCGGCGCATGTAACTGAGTCGATTTTGCTGTTCGAAGAAATGTATAACTTATATCTGAAAGAGGAACAAGGGAATGGTTAGTGAAGAGCTAAAGGTACTGATAAAAGCAGAAGTCGCTGATGCGGTTAAAAACCTTTCCCAATTTCAGAGGGCCGCAAAAGAGACACAATCGACCGTTGACCGCATGGGGAAAGAATTGTTGAAAGCGGCCGGGTCAATTGTGGGGGCGTATGCCTCATTCAGAGGATTGGTATCGATAGTTGAATCCAGTATTGCGGCATTTAACGAACAGGAACGGGCAGAGAGAGAGTTGGCGGCGGCGTTAAATTCAATTGTTGAAGGTGCGGATATTTTGATGTCGAAATATACCGAGTTCGCAAGCGAGATACAAAGAGTAACGATATACGGTGATGAGCAAGTTCTAAAAATGATGCGGCTAGGCCTACAGTACGGAATCACAACGGATAAAATTGAAGATGCGACAAAGGGTGCGATTGGATTAGCGAGTGCATTCGGGGTGGATTTAGAGACGTCGATGCGGCTGGTGACGCTTGCAAGCCAGGGGAATTATGATGCATTGCAAAGATATATACCGGCGCTGAGGGCGGCAAGAACGGAAGGGGAAAAGGCGGCGATTGTTAATAAGGCAATGGCCGATGGATTTAAGCTTGCACAAGAAACAGCGGGGACAACGTCTGGAGCGTTGGTGCAACTGAAAAATGCGGTGGGTGATTTGGGAGAGAGTATCGGGAAGGTACTCGCACCGGCTTTAACAGAAGGGGCAAAGGCGCTAACCGGGTTTTTTGTAGTGCTGGGCGGGGCGATAAGCGAAACACAGAAATTAGCAGAAATCAATAAAAAATTGTCGATGAAAGAGACGTTGACTGCACAAGAGCAATTGGTGCTATTGCGATCGAGATTATCGAAGATCGAGGATGAGATCAGGGAAAAAGGGGATTATGATACTGAAAAACAGTTAAATGCGTTGTATCAAGAAAGAGATACAATCAAAGAGCAGATACGTGCGGCAGAAAAACTATCGGTAACTGAAAAAGAAAGAAAAAATGCGGTTATTGATACGGTGCAGGGGAAAGAGCAGGAAATTAAATTGACTGCTCAAGCGCTAGCGGATCAGGAGGCGAAAAGAAAGGCTGATATTGAATTGATAAAGAAACAGGCACAGGCTGAAATTGATGCAAACGAAGATGCGATGCGGCAGTGGGTTGAAAATTATGAAAAATATCGAGAAGATAGGAATAAAGCATTAGAGGAAGCGACAAAAGCTGAAAAAGATCAGTTGGTGAAAGTTGCAGAAGCTGAAATAGAAGACAATGAACTTGCAATTAAGTCAATGATTGAGAATTATGAACGGCTGAATGAGGAAAGAAGAAAGGCGGATGAGGAGGCGGCAAGAGAGGCGGCGGAATCGGCTAGACGATGGGCGGAATCGTGGGAATCGGCAATTAAAACTATTGAATCAGGGTTATTCGATTTGTGGAGCATGGCGCTTGCATTAGATCGAGAGCAGATGGAGCAAGAGATTGCAAACATACAAAAACAAACGGAAGCGGCTGAAAAAGAATTCGAGAATCAGAAAAAATTGAAAGAGCAGTTCGGTGTTGATACGGCTGAATTTGAGGAAGAATGGCAAAAGAAGAAAGAGTTGCTTGAAGCCGAAGCGCAGAAAAAAGAAAATGAATTGCGCAGGAAACAATTTGAGAAAGAAAAGCAATTGAGAATTGCATCGACATTAGCGGCTGGAGCGGAGGCCGTGATTTCAACTTTCGCAAAATTGGGTTGGCCGTGGGGGATTCCGGCGGCGGCGGCGATGGCCGCAATTACAGCGGCGAAGGTGTCGATGATTCAGTCGCAGAAATATCCGGCAATGGCCGAAGGGGGAATTGTAAAACCTAAACCAGGTGGAACAATAGTACAGGTTGCGGAAGCTGGAAAGCCGGAGGCGATTGTGCCATTGGAAGAGGGAATGAAAACAATTGGAGGGGAAACGAGTATAACAATAAATATCGAAGGTGTTGTAGGAGATAGGGATGCGGTGATCCGGTGGATTGCTGAAGGGATAGAAAGAGCGAAGAAGGTTCGGAGGCTATGAGCACGTATAGCATTTATATAAATTATGGTTCAGGGTGGATAGATATTACCTCTTATGTACTCGACGGATCATTAGCTAAAACCGAAACATTGTTTGATAAGGAAGCAAAAGCGACAATCAATACAGTAACGTTCGATTTGCAAATGACAACTAATATTGCACAAACGCTATTAGGGTTGTCGAACAGTGCGCCGGTAAAGGTTCGGATATATAAAGATTCGAGTTATTGGTTCACGGGGTATATGCGACCGGTAACCGAGTTTACGGTATCGAACAGCGAAAAGATCATTAAAATCGAATGTGTAGATACGAGTTGGTTATTGTCGCAGAGGAAGTTGGCGTCAACGATATTAAGGATGCCGTCAGATAACATGGTGGTGTGCCGATCGGATGGCGGCAGTACCAGTTTAGTGCATGTTTTATTAAGTGCGGCGGGATGGGATTGGGGATATAACGTCCCGGATATACTAGATTCGGTTGCTTATTATAAAGCGGATAAAGAATCGCAAACAATATTTGATTTATTATGTGATTTATTATATGGATTTCACCGCAATTTCTATATTGATGAGGAAGGAAAGTTTAGGATATACGATTGGGGGCCTAGCAATATTACTTCGGCTGGAATATTTAACAGTAACAATATTATTGAAGAATTAAAAGTAGAAAGAGATGATACAGAATATGATTCGGTAGTTGCGAAGTGGTATCAAACAACTGTTTTGTCGAACCAAATGGTCGTGAATAGCGACCCTTTATACGGTGTAGTTACGCTAGAGAATTATGGAGATAAGTTCCCATCGGATGGCGCTGAGTGGTGGGATTGGAGTGCTGAGAATACTGATACAAAACAAGTAATTGGCATTAGTAATGCTACAGCAAGATATTTTATACATAGCGTAAGATATCGTGAGGGGTGGACGCCCTATAATGTATGGGCAACGGGTACATATACAGATGGATCAGCGCCGAGATTATATTTATCATTTCCGATACAGCATGATTATGAAAAATTAAGAACAAAATTCCAGATTTATACTGTTACTAGCATTGATACGAGAGTGTGTAGTTTTCAGGTGTTCGCAGATTTAGTTTATCGCATTAAGATGGCGGATGTATATTACCCGGCAAATGGAAGAACAAATACTAAAGAATTAAAGATTGATACATTGTATAGTGAGGCGGCGGCAAATGCTCTTGTTGGCGCAGTGTATAAGCGTATAACGATTGGTAGTAGAAAGTATAGGTTTAAAAGTTTAGAGTCGGCTAATATTGGCGGATATTATACTATACAAAATGCAATATTGAATGTTTCACAAATTGTTAGGATCGTCGAAAAGAATACATCAATTTACAATAGACAAGAAATATATGAATATTATGCGGAAGGGGCGGAAGCGGCAGGAAGTGTCGTAACAGAAATTATACCGGGAGTGTTTATACCCGGACTACCGCCGGCAGTGGTGGCAAATATTATTACATTATCGCAATCGGACAGTTTATTGCCGTCTGGGTTTTTGACAACACCTATCTTTGGTAGTTTGTTAGAAAATATAGAGGATATTGGGCAAAGCGGGCTATTTTTCACAAAGGATTACTTGGGATTTTACAAATGGGATGAGGGTTCGGGAACGGGAACATGGAACGTACGGATAAAAAGCGATGGAACATTTAAGTTCTTGGGCGATTCGGATAATTATATCGAGTGGGATGGATCAGCGCTGTTGATCCAGGGGACGGCTAGGAGTGCGAATTTTGTACAGGGGTCGAGTGGGTGGAGAATTACGGTAGACGGGAATGCGGAATTTAATGATGTAACGATCCGGGGAACAGTATATGCAAGTGAAGGAACGATCGGTGGATGGATTATATCGACTGATTTATTGAAATCGGCGGCATCAGGGGCAAGGATAGAATTAAATCAAAATAAGAAAAGAGTAAGTATATTTAACGCTATTGAAGAAACGGTGGCTATGGGCTACCTGGAGGGCCTGCCCAAGCGAGACGGATCAGGATACTGGGGGGCGGGGGATTATGGGTTCTGGGCGAAGCAGGGTGATCGACTTCGCATCGATGGGGATGTGGAGTACATTAAGGGCGATTGGTTAATCCAGAATGATGCTTCCTATCTGATCAAGGATTATAATGAGAATATACTAATCCGGTTGGGGACGAAATCGGGAGAAAAGGGATTATATGTT